CTTTTTTTTTATTTAAAATTTCGTTCACAGCGTTCTAGCTCTGCGTCAATAACTATATTGATTAAGTGTTGTCCATCACTGTCTAAACGACGGTATTTTTGTACGAGAGAGAATTCGGAATTTGTTATTTTCGAAAGAGCAATATTTCCTTTTAAAGTAGGATCTTTGCCGCTGCACAAATCATCGAGAGAACAGCCTAAGGCCTTTGCGATTGCCTGCAGAGCTTTAATGCTGGGGTTTCTTGTGATGCCTGACGCAATTTTTGCGACGGTACTTTTTGGAACGCCAGACAGTTCGGCCAGTGTTTCGTTCGTCAAACCTTTTTCTTTTTTTTAATTTATTAACGTTTTCAAAACTCATAAAATCACCAGAACAATGTTCTTCTATTAGATCCGATTTTGAGCAATTGAAATAGTCGGCCATCGCTTCAATTTTTTCAATTCGCGGATAAGTCGCAGCGTTTATCCAATCTAAAAAAGTCGTGTATTTGAAACCCAGATCGTTGCAAAGCTGCTGTTTAGATATATGTCCTACATTCATGTAAGACTTAATATTGCGTGCCATTGTTTCTTTTGCGGTACAATTACTCTCCTTCTCTTCCCAACCCATGAGATATGCAGGCGTTGTATTCAAGGCCTCTGCAAGTAGCTCCATTTTATCGTATGGGATATTTGCAATAATCCCTTGTTCATACTTGTATACCGTTTGCTTCGTGGCATTAATTTTAGCCGCCAATTCCGTCTGCGTTATGTTTCGTTCAATGCGCAAGCTTCGTATTCTTTCGCCAGTTAAGCCTATACGTTCCCCGTATCTCCTATCTTCGATAAGCTCTGATTTTTCGACATGAAAATAATCTGCTAAAAGCCGTATCTTGTCGATGCGTGGATATTTCCTACAATTGATCCATTCGCAAAGTGTGGCATATTTGATGCCTGTCTCGGAGGAAACCTCGTTTCTTGTTTTGTTGTTTTCGTTCATTAATCTAAGCAGATTGGCAGAGAAGGTTACTTTTTCGTGCTCATTGTTCATTTCACATCCCCCTGAAACGCCACAGCTTTACCCAGAATTACGATATTATCGGCATCCCCTTCCCTGTATTCCATGTCCGGGAAATCAGGGTTTTCTGCCCGTAATACGAGGATATTTCCGTAATCGTAGACACGTTTGAGGGTGAATTCTCCGTCGATATTGACGGCTGCCACCTCCCCATTATCTACGGATGGCTGCTGGCGAATAAAGACGATATACCCGTCTTTGATGCCGATATTCACCATGCTGTCGCCGATTGCCTTCATGGCAAAATCAGCTTTAACATTGGTGCTTGCCTCAACGTATGATTCAAGCTCTTCATGAAATACCGGTTCTCCGCAGGCCACGCCGCCGAGGAGCGGTATTTTTTTCTTTTCTATCGGGAGGATGCGGGGGTCGGAGAAGATGTCAAAAGAAGATTTGACCGATACATCTGCCCCCATTAACCAAGCAATGGGGACGTTTAATGCCCTGGCCAGCAATTCCAATTTTTCCTGGCTAGCCTTATACGCGCCTTTTCGGTATTGGCTTATAGCGCCCTCGCCAATCCCTGTAAGCCTAGACAACTCGGAGGCTTTCATGTCTTTGTCTTTTAATGCTTGGTTTAATCTATCTTTAAATTCGGCAGGACTACCATCTTTATCGGTTAGCCCCATTAATTCTGCTGGCGAAACATTTAACGCGGCCGCAAACGCCGCTATTTTTGATTGTGACAGATCGACAAGACCAGCCTCAACTTTAGCAATTGAAGAACGATCCTTATATCCAACCATCTCGGCAAGCCTGCCTTGCGACAATCCCGCGTTTTCTCTTAACTTTCTAATATTTTCGTAAATATTCATTGTAGGCTCCTCTCGGTATAAGAATACCATAGGCATGATTTTCTGTCAACATTTTTTTGGGTATCTAAAAAAATATGTTGACAGAAAATCACTACCGTGCTATACTTTTATCGTGAACTAATCTAGCCCAAGAAAGGAGCCACATGAAAATCGAAAAACTACGAAAAGCGGCACATATGAGCCAGGCAGAACTGGGAGCCAAGATCGGCGTTTCTCAAGGCCATATTGCCCATCTGGAAAACGACAGGCGGGCGCTGACCGTAAAGATAGCAAAGAAAATAGCCGAAGTTTTCGGCGTGGACTGGTGGAAGCTGTATTAAAAAAACGCAATCCGTATCCCTTTTCCCTGAATACGGATTGCGCCGGGGTTTTTACCGTTTACGCATTGCGGTTGATTTTGCGGATCAACGATGCTAGGGGAAACTAGCATCTCCTACGGTGCGTACTCTAGACTTTGGCAGGCCCGCCAGCCCAATGACAAACTCCGTCAATGAAGTGTTTCGCAACGAAATGCAAATAGCATTCAAAGATTTTGTTTGCCTGTCCAGCACAGAGTTCTAATGGCCCTCCGTTAAGAGAATTACGTACGATGTCTCGGAACGGACTATCCATTATTCAAACGGAACTTGAGAAACTCAAAATGTTGGCCAAAATAATCGACCCCCTTTCCGAGTTTTGTTCTATATTACACAACATAAAAGGGGGTTATGTCAAATGGTAATAACGATAAAAAAGAAAGGAGGCGTAACAAAAATGAGAAAAGAAACCGAAATCGCAAACGACCTATATGAACGATGCGGCGCACTCTTGTGTATTGCCGACGTTCAGCGGTATACCGGTTTAAGCAGAAACACGGTGATCAATTTGCTTTGCGATTTGACGGCAAAGCAAAGAGGGGCACATAAAAAGCAGTACTTTTATAAAGACGTCGCAAAGGCCATTGCGGCACATATTGCGATGTAAGGAGAAAAAAGAATGGACACAAAATTAACAATAGCCTGTGATGGCGTGTGGAAAGCCATGTTTCGGGCTGAATTCACCAAAGAGGAAGTTGAAGCATTGAAAGCCTTGAAATGGCTGATTGACAGCACTCTTGGCCTGTGCGAAGGAAAGGAGGACAAGGAATGAATAATATCTTGAGCGGGACCAGCTGGGGCGAAGCTCCGGAGCCGGAATTAAAGGTACCGGACTTAGATTGCTGGCGTGCCGAGGCTGCCATTGAAGAGCAAGCCCCTGCCGTGTGGCAGGCTTGCGTGGAATCGATGCAGAGAGGGCGGCGGCTCAGACGGAGATCGGCGGCACGTCAGAGATCGGAGCGGGTTGGCATGGCTGCTGTGATCGGTTTGATGCTGTTTATGGTAATTGCCCTAAACCTCATCGAGGTGCTGGTATGAACAAGAGAAGAGTTAAGGACTTAAAGACCGGCAAGGTCTACGAAAGCATCGTTGAAGCGGTGCGAGAAACGAAGGAGCCGATTGTTGGAGGTACATAAAGTGAAAGTTGTTGCGAAAAAGCCGGGACAGGCGGCGGAAATTATTGAAATCAAAAACGAATTAAAGGCGCTGCGGGAGTATGTCGGCGGTTGGATTGAAACGGTGACATTCGCGGCAAACGCCTGTATAGTTTGCAACGATGAAGGACGACTGCTGAATATGCCGTATAACTTCACCTTTTGCGGCGTTGACTTTTATGGCCCAATCCTGATTGTGGGCGTTAAAAATGAAGATTTCACCGATTGCCCCGCGGCCGGTTTTATTTTAACGCAAATCAATAGAGGCCCGCAGTCATGAGCGCTCACTATAAATCCTGCCGGGTGCTCTACCCCACATGCCCCTGCATAAGCTGCGCGAGAGACCGGTATACACCCGACGGAGATGAGCCTTATACCTGCTGCTGCCAGAAGCGCCACCGCCGGAGGTGCGGGGACACACAGCCGTGCAAGGATTACAAGAAAGAAAAAGGCCGCAGGCAGAAGCCGCGGCAAAAACAAAAACAACCTATGTTTATAATATCAGATTGAGGAGGAAAATGCAAATGAGTATCAAGATTAACAACCTTGAAATAGAAAACACGAAGAGAATTAAAGCCGTAAAGCTGGAGCCGACACAGAACGGCTTGACGGTGATCGGCGGAAGGAACGGCCAAGGGAAAACCTCTGTACTGGACTCTATCGCATGGGCTTTGGGCGGGGAGAAGTTTCGGCCGACGTCGGCAAGTCGTGAAGGAGCGGTTACTCCCCCTTCGTTAAAAATCATTTTAAACAACGGCCTTATCGTTGAGCGTAAAGGCAAGAACAGCAGTTTGAAGGTTATCGACCCGAACGGAAATAAAGGCGGGCAGCAACTGCTTAATGAGTTCGTGTCTGAATTGGCGATTGACTTGCCAAAATTCCTTAACGCTTCCAACAAGGAAAAAGCCGGCACTCTTTTACAAATCATAGGTGTCGGCGATGAGCTTTTTCATCTTGAAAAACTGGAAAATGAGATATATAACCGCCGGCACATGACCGGGCAGATTGCCGATCAGAAGAAGAAATTTGCCGAGGAACAGCCCTATTATGCCGACGCACCGAAAGAGCTGATATCTGTATCGGACCTGCTAAAACAACAGCAGGAGATCCTGGCGAAAAACGGCGAAAATCAGCGGCTTCGTCAGGAGCGGGATCGCTTAAAATTTGAGGAAAAATCAATATCCGCCGAAATCGATAAAACTATGGAGCGCCTTAACGAGTTGCAAGCCAGATACAGCGACATTGCCGCCAAAGCGGAGACGGCAGAAAAAACGGCTGCCCAACTTGTTGATGAATCCACGGAAGAACTGGAGCGCAATATTGAAAACATTGAAGAAATCAATGTTAAGGTGCGAGCCAATATGGCAAAAGAGATGGCAGAGGATGAAGCAAAAAAATACAAAGATGACTACGACAATTTAACCGTAGAAATCCGCGATATTCGCACCAAGAAAATGGACTTGCTTAACTCGGCTGACCTCCCTCTTCCCGGCTTATCGGTGGAATCCGGAGAGCTTTTATATAACGGCCGCAAATGGGATTGTATGAGCGGCAACGAGCAATTAAAGGTAGCCACCGCGATTGTCCGAAAATTAAAGCCTCAGTGCGGTTTTGTGCTGATTGATAAGCTGGAACAAATGGATATCGATACTATGAACGCCTTTGGTGAGTGGCTGGAAGCCGAAGGATTGCAGGCCATTGCTACCCGGGTAAGCACCGGAGATGATTGCAGCATTATCATTGAGGATGGCTATTCCTATGAAACAACCACCGTAAAACCGGAACAGCAAAGCAGCTGGCAGCCGGGAGTATTTTAAAAGAGAGGAGGAATAAATCATGGAAATCACACGCGGAATTCAAAATACAGCCCAAAAGGTTGTTGTTTACGGTCCGGAAGGGATTGGGAAGACCACTTTCGCCAGCAAGTTCCCCGACCCCTTATTTATCGACACCGAAGGAAGCACAAAGAAATTAGATGTAAAACGCCTGCCGACCCCTACAAGCTTTACCCTCTTTATGGAAGAGATTGCATACGTCAAAGCAAATCCGCAGCTTTGCAATACGCTTGTTATTGATACCGCCGACTGGACAGAAAAATTATGCTTGGAACATATCTGCTCCACAAAAAGTGTTTCCGGTATCGAGGACATTGGCTATGGAAAAGGCTATACCTATCTTGAAGAAGAATTTGGTAGAATGCTTAACCGCCTGTCTGACCTTATCGACCTTAGTATCAACGTGGTAATAACGGCTCACGCTGCTATGCGAAAATTCGAGCAGCCGGACGAGATGGGGGCCTACGATCGCTGGGAATTGAAGTTGCAGAAGAAAACAGCACCACTGTTGAAGGAATGGGGGGATATGGTACTGTTTGCAAACTACAAGACCTATGTTATCAACGTAGACAATCAGGGTGCCGCCAAAGGCAAAAACAAAGCTCAAGGTGGTGCAAGAGTGATGTACACCAGTCACCACCCCTGTTGGGATGCAAAAAACCGTCATGGGCTGGCCCCGGAGCTTCCCTTTGAATACAGCCAGATAGCGGCTCATATCCCGGCAAAAACAACCGGTACGGATAAAGTCTCTGCACCAACAAAAGAAATAGTAAAAACAGCCCCTGCGGAAGCAATCTCCGAAGAAATAAAAGAGCGGTACTGGCATAGAGCGGAGCAACGCGAAGTATATGCTTCCACAACAAAGGAAGAGGAAGAAGCCTTTACGCATTCCGGTGAGTTTGTTGAAATCAGCGCTGCGGAATACGCCAGATTAAACACAGAATATAATACGGCACCACCTATGCCGGAAGTTGTTCCTGATCCGGAAACTGATATTGCAGAAAATCTTCCTAAAGCTTTGACGGATCTCATGAAAAAGGAAAACGTTACTACGGCAGAAGTTCAAAGGGCTGTCAGCTCCAAGGGGTATTATCCGGAAGATACGCCTATTTCCAACTACGACCCCGGTTTCATCAGCGGCGTATTGGTTGCAGCATGGCCTCAGGTATTTGCAATTATTAAAGAGCTTCGAGAAGTAGAAAAACAATTTGGAGGTAATTAAACATGGCCGATATTGAAAGAGAATTAGGATGGGATGATGAGATTAGCAACGACGGGGAGGAATTCACAGTCCTTCCTGCCGGAGATTACGACTTTGAGGTTGTGGCTTTTGAACGTGGCCGCCATGACGGCTCTTCAAAGTTGCCGCCGTGTAATAAGGCGGTACTGTCCTTAAAGCTCACCGGAGATGGCGGCAGTACCACCATTAAGCACAATTTATTTTTGCATACCAAAACGGAAGGCATGATCAGCCAGTTTCTCATCTGCATTGGGCAGAAGAAGCATGGTGAGCCCACACGCCCCAATTGGAATGCCATGATTGGTGCCAAGGGACGTGCAAAGGTATCAATTCGAACATGGAAAGGCAATGACGGCTCCGACTATCAGAGCAACCAAATCAAGAAATTCTACGAGCCCGAAACTCACGAAACCGCGACATTCACGCCGGGCACATTCTAAGGTGGTGGTACAATGCAATTAAGACCATACCAGGAAGATGCGAAAGCAGCCATTCAAAACGAATGGGCTCACGGTACACGAAAAACATTGCTGGTCTTGCCTACAGGATGCGGGAAAACCGTTGTTTTTTCAAAACTGGTAGAAGATCAAGTGCGTGCCGGTGATCGTTGCCTTATCATGGCACATCGAGGAGAGTTATTGGAACAGGCCGCAGACAAGCTGGCAAAAACAACGGGCTTGGGCTGCGCCGTAGAAAAGGCAGAATCTACCTGCCTTAATAGCTGGTTTCGTGTGGCGGTGGGCTCTGTGCAGTCATTACAACGCGAAAAACGTCTGGCACAATTTCCGGAAAATTACTTTGATACCATTGTTGTGGATGAAGCACACCATGCTTTATCCGATGGGTATCAGAGAGTTTTGTCACACTTTTGCAATGCAAAGGTGTTGGGGGTTACCGCCACGCCAGACCGGGGCGACATGAGAAATCTAGGCCAGTACTTTGAAAGCTTGGCCTATGAATATACGCTGCCCAAAGCGATCCGGGACGGCTATTTATCCCCGATTAAAGCGCAAACTATCCCGCTAAAACTGGATCTTACCGGGGTAAGTACTCAAGCCGGCGACTTTAAAGCGTCGGAAATCGGCACGGCCCTTGATCCATACCTAGATCAAATTGCAGACGAAATGGCCAAGATTTGCAAGGAACGAAAAACCGTTGTTTTTCTGCCGTTGGTAAAGACCAGTCAAAAGTTCTGCGCCTTACTGAATAGCAAAGGCTTTAAGGCTGCCGAGGTCAACGGCAACAGTGATGACAGGGCAGAAATCCTCAAGGATTATGCCGAAGGAAAATACAACGTGCTTTGCAATTCCATGCTGTTGACCGAGGGGTGGGATTGCCCCGATGTTGACTGTATCGTAGTGCTGCGCCCCACAAAAGTTAGACCCTTGTATTGTCAGATGGTAGGCCGCGGCACTCGATTATCTCCGGGCAAAGACCACCTTTTATTACTGGATTTTCTGTGGCACTCTGAACGGCACGAATTGTGCCACCCGGCGAGCCTTATCTGTGAATCACCGGAAGTGGCCAGGAAAATGACGGAAAATTTAGAGGATGCTCCCTATCCTGTGGACATTGAAGAAGCCGAAGAAAAGGCATCTGTAGACGTTATCGCTCAGAGAGAAGAAGCTCTCGCGGAACAACTTAAGCTAATGCGAACAAGGAAAAGAAAACTGGTGGATCCGCTTCAATTTGAAATGAGCATTCAAGCGGAAGACCTTGCCGGTTATGTGCCGTCTTTCGGCTACGAAATGCTTCCGCCGACGGCGAAGCAAATAAGAGCTTTAGAAAAATACGGCATATTCCCGGACGAAATTGAAAACGCCGGGAAAGCAAGCCTGATTCTTGATCGGTTAGCAAAACGCAGAGCTGATGGGCTTACCACTCCGAAGCAGATTCGATTTCTTGAAGGTAGAGGATTTCAAAAGGTGGGCACTTGGGAATTTAACGCCGCAAAGAAGCTAATTGATCGAATTGCCGGCAACGGCTGGCGGGTACCGTCAGGCATTCACCCTCAAACTTATGACCCGAAGGAAGTAGTCTAATGGAAAGTTACGATATTCTTGAAGTATTAAAACATATCGACCCGGCACGGCTTGACTATACCGAATGGCTCTCTGTGGGTATGGCCTTGAAAGATGCAGGTTATGCCGCTCAGGAATGGGAATCATGGAGCGCTTCCGATGCACGCCATGAGCCGGGAGAATGTTTTCAAAAATGGAATACCTTTCACGGCAGCACATCTCCGATCACCGCCGGGACTATCGTGCAATTCGCTAAAAATCAAGGCTGGATACCGCCGAGATCTACAGCAAATGACCGGGCGCTTGATTGGGATGATATCATTGCTGCCGACGATGATAGTTTGGTAATCATTGATGAAAGCTGGGTGGAGGGGCAAGAGATTGTAGAACCGGAGACATGGGATCCGGCGCAGCAGATCATTACATATCTGGAAACTCTCTTCGAGCCTTCGGAAAACGTGGGTTACGTTACAGAAACATGGTTGAAAGATGGCCGATATGTTCCAACCAAGGGCTGTTATGACCGCACCGCCGAAAGACTTATTCAAGAGCTGCGGAGCTGCAAAGGAGACATAGGCGCTGTATTCGGAGACTACAAAGAAGAAGCCGGCGCCTGGATCCGCTTCAACCCCTTGGACGGGAACGGCGTTAAAAATGAGAACGTTACAGAGTATCGTTATGCCCTTGTGGAATCCGACGATATGACCATAGATAAGCAGAATGCCATGATTCGAGAGCTTGAATTACCTGTAGCCTGTCTTGTTTATTCCGGCGGGAAATCCCTTCATGCAATCGTTAAAATCAATGCTTCTTCTTATGACGAATATCGGCAGCGCGTTGAGTACCTTTACAGCATTCTAAAAAAGAACGGCATGAGCCTGGACACACAGAACAAAAACCCTTCCAGGCTTAGCCGCATGCCGGGCATCATTCGCAAAGACAGAAAACAGTTTATTGTTGATACCAATATCGGGAAAGCATCCTGGGAAGAATGGAGTGAATGGGTTGAAGGCGTCAACGACAACCTGCCGGATCCGGAAAATCTCTCCGTGGTGTGGGATCATATGCCGGAGCTGTCCCCTCCCCTTATCGACGGGGTATTGAGACAGGGGCATAAAATGCTTATCGCAGGGCCGTCAAAAGCCGGCAAATCCTATGCTTTGATTGAAATGTGTATTGCTATTGCCGAGGGGAGAAAGTGGCTTTCCTGGCCTTGTACGAAAGGTAGGGTTTTATACGTAAATTTGGAACTGGATAGGCCAAGTTGCTTGCACCGTTTTCGGGACGTATACGAAGCTTCCGCATTGCCTCCGTGCAATATTAGCAATATAGATATTTGGAATCTTCGCGGAAACAGCGTTCCAATGGACAAGCTGGCGCCGAAGCTGATCCGCAGGGCGGCAAAGAAGGATTACATTGCCGTCATCATTGACCCAATCTACAAGGTTATCACCGGCGACGAAAACAGCGCAGACCAAATGGCCCACTTCTGCAACCAATTCGATAAGGTATGTAATGAGCTGGGCTGCGCCGTGATTTACTGCCACCACCACAGCAAAGGAGCGCAGGGAGGCAAACGCTCTATGGACCGTGCCAGCGGTTCCGGCGTATTTGCCCGTGACCCTGACGCGCTGCTCGACCTTATCGAGTTGGAGCTTTCAGAAGAGCTGCAAAAACAGGAGGAAAACAAGGCAGTATGCGAAGTATGCGCGCGCTGGCTGGATCAATACAGTTTAAGTTGGCGGGAAGACGTCAGTCAGGATGATATGTGCAGCGAAACGGCTATGCTTAACACCGTAAGCCGCATACTCGGCACCGATCGGTATGCAGAGATGCTGCCATACGTCTACAGAGCACGACAGAGCGCAAGAGCACGAACGGCATGGCGTATCGACGGTACGCTGCGCGAATTTCCTAAATTCAAGCCGGTAAATCTGTGGTTTGATTATCCCGTGCATACCGTGGAGCAAGACGGAGCCTTACAAGACATGGACATAGCGGGAGAGGCTTCGGCGCCGTGGCAGAAAGCTAAGAAACAACGGAAATCAAACAAGAAAGACGAAGCCAAAAAAGAGCAGCAATCCTTTGAAAATGCCGTTGAAAATTGTAATTTTGGCGACCCACCGACGATAAAAAATCTAAGCGAATCACTGGGATTGTCTGAAAGAACTGTATGGAGAAAGATTGAAAAATATGATTACGAGGTCAAAAATGGAAAGGTATTCAAGAAAAAAACATAATCAAATATTAAACTGCTCTAGCAGGCAACTGACATACTGACACTGACACACTGTCACTGTCATGACAACTGACATCATCATGTTTTTGTCAGTGTGTCAGTGTCAGTGACAAGTGTTTACCATAACACCTCTAACAGGCTACTGACACACTGACATTGGCGTTTTGTTTGTCAGTTGTCAGTTGTCAGTAACAGGTGTTTATCAAAACGCCTCTAGCTGGGGCCTGACATACTGACACGAAACTATACCTCTTTACAGAGGTAATACTTGTCAGTTGTCAGTGACTGTCGTCATGTATGGACGGTGGAAAGGGGTGGCCGGAGGCAAGCCACCCCCTTTCACCTACCTATACACGACAATGACACCGCGCGAGATTTCAGAAAGGAGAAAAATGACAATTCAGTTTTTCATACCATGCAAGCCACCGACAAAGACCCACCAGATGAAAAAAATCCGAGTAGTGAAAGGCAAGCCGATTTTTTACGAACCACAAGAGGTTCTGACGATTCGTCAGAAATTCACGGCGATGCTGAAAGGCTATGCGCCGGTGACGCCAATAATCGGCCCGGTTCGACTGTTCACAAAGTGGTGCTACCCCAGAGGTGCGCACGACAACGGGACATGGAAAACCACGAAGCCTGACACCGACAACATGATCAAGCTTTTCAAGGACTGCATGACCGCCACGGGCTACTGGAAAGACGACGCCCAGGTGTGCAGCGAGCTCACGGAAAAGTTCTGGTCAGAGATCCCCGGAATCTTCGTTCACGTTGAGGCGTTGGAGTGACTACGGCGCATTTTTGGCTATCGCGCCCAAATTTGCCATTTAAATCCCGCAAAATTCTTTTCACGTGGATTTTATCACGAAAAAGGATTACGGAGAATAAAACGGCAAATCTGCTAACGACAGACACATTCACAAGGCCATTTCGGATGCAGATTTCAGAGTTTAGAGCAAAGAGCATATTCCTGATGACAGAAAAGGCGCAATTTAAGCAATATTTCTCAAGAGCAATATTTACAAGTGCAAAAACAGAAAAACACAACGAAAGAAAAGGATTTAAATCATGATGGCAATCGGTGGAAAGGAGGTTTTGATGAAATGAATTGGCAAAAAGACAAAAGACCGGAAAAGAGCGGTTGGTATTTGTGCATCACATACAAGAGCAAAACCATGTCGGTCCTGCATTACTCGAAGAAGCACGACGGGTTTAATTGTTTTGACAGTCTTGATGATAAGAGATGCGAAATGAAGGTTGAATATTGGATGGAGCTGCCGAAGCCGCCGAAAGGAGTAGAGCTATGAGAGAAATTTTGGCAACCGGGCGGACGCTGCCCGAAGCATATCACAAAGCGCTGGTTAAGCTTTCCGCAGAGCCAAGCGGAGAGTGTGGCATGACGATGGAGGTTTTAAATCCCATTGAAGAGCCGAGAATCAGCCGACTTTTTCCGGGTGGTCCGTATGACCTGATGCGGTATGTCTTAGAGATGAACGAAGGCATCATGGATTTTGAGGTTGAGCGCGGGAACTGGCATTATACCTACCACCAACGCTTTGCGCCTTGGCTTGACGGTGCCGCTGATGAGCTTATGCGAGATCCGAACAGCCGCAGGGCTTGTATTTCGGTGCGGGATAATGCGGCGGATGAAGGGAGTACTGATCCGGCTTGTTTGCAATCAATGCAATTTATGATTCGGGACGGCAAGCTTGACATGCACGTGCTGTTTCGGTCAAATGATGCGGTGCGGGCTACGTTTATGAATGCCTTCGCTCTGATCTGGATTCAAGACGTCATCGCATTGGAACTCGACATTGAGCCGGGGCGGTACGTTCATAGGGCTACGAATTTCCATGTCTATCCGGAAAGTAGGGGCACATTAGATGCCTATGTTAAACGGATCTTCTCCGGGAAGGACTTGTATTACCAGCTTCACGGACCTTTTGGATACCAAATGTTTGATGCCGTTCCGGAGATCCGAAAAATGGCCGAAGAGCAGAAGAGAAAGGGGCGAAAGCATGATTAAAGACAGCGGAAACCGTACAGAATTTGATACCGGAGCCGTGCGAGACATGGCTCAAGGGAAAGGCAGGTGTGACCTGCTCCCTCCCCTGGCACTGCTCCGTTTGGCGCGTCATTTTGAAGCCGGAGCCGAAAAATATGGAGACCGGAATTGGGAAAAAGGAATTCCGATTCATAGCTTCATTAACTCAGCAATCCGGCACGTGCTGCGGTATATGGCAGGGCATGATGATGAGGATCATTTGTGTGCTGCGGCGTGGAATTTGATTTGTGCGATGGAGACGGAAGAGAAGATGCCGGAGATGGTGGATATTCCGGCAAGAGGAGGAGGAACAGGAAATGATAACTGATAAGAAAGCTCTTAATTGCGCAGAAACACTCGCGCAGTTTTGTAAAGAGCAAAACGGATGCCAGAATTGTCTCTTCCGCAAGTTCGGTGCAGACCGTTGGAATTGCCGCATCGGGGAAAGCGGCTGGTGGGACTTGCGGGAGATATATAGCAACCGAGAAAGAAAGAGGAAGAATCATGGGTATCTCTGAAAACATCGTCACACCTGAGTTTATTTGCGACCAGTTGGCAGAGCGTTTTGACGAGCCGTGTAATATGTCTCCCTTTGAGGAGGAACTTCACGATACCGAAGAAAAATGTGAATGGTGTAAGAAGTACTGCGGAAAGTCGACCGCCGCCGATTGTTGGATGCGCTATTTTTATCTCAAATACAACGAAAAGAGAGGAGGACGCTAAAAAATGATAATCAAAAACGCCGACAACCCGGAAGGAAAGGAATTGAAACACAGGCCGACGAAGGTCAAGTTAAAACCCCTCACCTGCCGGAAGCTGACACCGGAAGAGCGTGAAAGGTACGGATTGCCACCGGAAAGGAAGTGACCGCATGGATTTAACGACAATCGTGGCCAAGGACAAGCTTGGGGATATCGCAAAGGGCAGATACAGTAAATCCCAGGTTGAAGATATTTTTAAAAAGGCCGTGACCGTGGCGGCTCTTGAATCTGAACACTCGGCCTTTGAATATGCCATATTGACCATGTGTCAGGTCTTACATTACGAATTCGGATTCGGAAAGACACGGCTCAGTCGCATGGTAGAAAAAACACAGCCCATGCTGGACGGGTTTGATGCCAAGGCCTACGACATGGACGACATGAGGCAGGCCCTGCGAGAGGACGCGGGCTTTGATTTGGATTTTGTCTATCGAAAGGGGGAGTGTTGATGAAATGGGATGACGTGGCGATCGGAGACCTTCGGCGGTATCCGGGGCTTTGTAATTCGGTTGAAAATCTGGCCGAGAGGGTCAGAATCCTTGAAGAGAGCGCTGCCGATGTTAAAGGCGCAAACCTTGACCGGATTCCGATTTCCGGCGGGGGCAGCCATTATGAGGACAAGATTCTGAGTAATCTTGTCGAGAAGGAGAAAAAACGAAACCTGTTGAAGGTCAATAGACAACTCAAGGCAGCCATCGAGGCGGGATTGGATGCGCTGACCAAGGAGGAACGGACGGTGCTGGAATCCTTTTATATGTTTCCGCATAAAAATGCTGCGGATTCGCTGGTAACGGTGCTGTGCTGTGACCGCGCCACGGTTTATAGAATCCGGAAACGTGCCCTGTACCGTTTTACGGTAAACATGTATGGGATTATCGATTACTGAAAATCTGCGACAAAACTGCGACAAAACAGGCCGTTTTTCGTGATATAATATTAATGTCAAAAGAATGCATCTTACCTTCATTTGACCCTCCTTGAAGAGAATACGAGAGAGCAGCCCGGCGGCGAACCGGCGCTGCTTTTTTCGTGGAAAGAAACAGAAAGGGCGGTGAGGATTAATGCGAGAGAATCTGATTCCTCAGTCTGAAAGAACAAAGGAAGAGCAGAGGAAGATTGCCACGATGGGTGGTATCGCTTCCGGCAAGGCAAGAAAAGAAAAAAAAGCCATGAAAGACACGTTAAAGACGCTTCTCTCCATGTCATTGGAGGAGCAAAGATCCACCAATATTGAAAAAATTAAAAGTATCGCAGCTTTAAAAGGCAAGAATATCACGGTTCAAGAAGCAATCATGTTAGCGCAGATTCAAAAGGCCATGAAGGGTGATACCAGAGCTGCCGAATTCATTCGAGATTCCAGCGGCAACAAGCTGAAAGAGTCGGTCGAAATGAACGCCAGCTTTAGTAACCCCTTTGAAGGACTTACAACGGAGCAGTTAAAGAAGCTGATCGGTGATGAATGAGGAACTTATCCGGTTCTATGCAAAGGTAGAGCTTGCGCGCCGTGACTTTTGGACATATTGCAAATTGACTTCCCCTGATTTTTACAACGATGGCAGGCCTTATTTGAAGGACATGGCGGAAACGCTGCAATGGTTCATTGAGGAGGCGGACGAGCAGATTCTCGTGATGAATCTTCCCCCACGGCATGGAAAATCTAGAACCGGCTCTAAATTGGTTCAATGGGTATTTGGTCGTTACGGTTTTGAAAAGCGCGTAATGACCGGATCGTATAACGAAACACTGTCCACGACTTTCGCAAAGGCCGTGCGCGATGTGATTGACGAAGAACCGTCTCCCGGAGTATTGGTTTATAACAATATCTTTCCGAATACGAAGATCAAATATGGCGATGCAGCAGCTGCTAAATGGTCTCTTGAGGGGTCTTCGCAGCTGAATTATCTTGCGACAAGCCCCAAGGGCACATCTACAGGCTTTGGCTGTGATTACTTGATTATTGATGACCTGATCAAGTCTGCGGAGGAAGCGTATAACGAAGTCACGCTGCAGTCTCATATAGACTGGTTTAATAATACGATGTTGTCTCGATTGGAGACCGGCTTCAAAATTATAATCATCATGACACGATGGGCCACCAACGATCTTGCGGGATATATCCTGTCAAATTATGAAGATGTGGTTCATATCGATTATAAGGCGGTGCAAAAGGACGGCTCTATGTTGTGCCCGGATATTCTGTCAAAAGCGGATTACGCATTGAAAACAAAGAATATGAATAAAGACATTGTGTTAGCTAATTATCAGCAAGAACCGATTGATATTAAAGGCAGATTATATAGCGAGATCAAGACCTATAGGGAGATCCCTAAGGACGAAAACGGAAATCCTCTCTTTGAATATGTTCTTAATTATACGGATACGGCTGACACCGGCAGCGATTATCTGTGCTCTATCTGCTATGGAATGCATGATGCTGTTTATTATATTTTGGACATCCTTTATTCAAAGGACGGCATGGAAAAGACGGAACCGGCGACCGCTGCAATGCTTACGCGGAATCATGTAGGTACTGCGATTATCGAGTCGAACAACGGCGGCAGAGGCTTTGCGCGAAACGTTGAGAGAGAATGCCGTGAGCGTGGGAATAGCCATACCGCCTTTACATGGTTTCACCAGAGCCAGAACAAAGTGGCGCGAATCCTTTCAAACAGCACCGGCGTTATGAGCAATGTATTATTTCCGATCGGTTGGCAAGACCGCTGGCCGGAATTTGCGACTGATTTGAGGAGGTATCAAAAGGAGGGCGGGAATGCTCACGATGACGCGCCGGACGCGTTGACCGGGGTTTATGAGAATCCAAAGCCTAGAGGAATTAAAAAGCTGAACCGCAGCATTATAGGAGGTATTTAATGTTTAGAATGCCAAAGGACGTAGGCATGACGCCGTCAATCCTTGATGAATTTATAACGAAGCATCGAGCAGAGGTGTCGCAGCGGTATAACAAGCTGTATGACGCCTATGTTAGCGACCATGAAATTTTGCATAGAAAGGCGAAGCCTGCATATAAACCCGATAACCGTGTTGTCGTGAATTTCCCGAAGTATATCGTGGACACGATGAACGGTTTTTTTATTGGGAATCCCGTTAAAACCGTGGCCAAGGATGAGAAGGTTGCGAAATACGTGGAATATTTGGAACGATACAACGGACAGGACAACAAGAACGTAGAATTATCTAAAATTTGCAGTATTTTTGGCAAGGGCTATGAGATGTACTATAGCGATGAGAATTCGGAACTTTGCACCGCTTTCCTCTCCCCGCTGGAAGCCTTTATGGTCTTTGATGATTCAATCATTGCAAGACCTCTTTATTTCGTAAGGCGATATACCGATTGGGAGAACAATGAATACGGCAGCATCTCTGATGCCGGGTATATTCGGCATTTTTCTTTGTCCGGCGGTGCAAAATGGATGGACGAATGGACGCCGCATTATTTTGATGGTGTACCGGCTACAGAGTTTGTTGAAAATGAGGAGCGGCAGGGCTTGTTTGAGCCGGTTTTAACGATGGTCAACGCTTACAATAAGGCGATCTCCGAAAAGGCGAATGATGTTGACTACTTCGCAGATGCCTATTTGAAGATTCTTGGTGTGGCCATTGAAAATGAGGATGTTCAGTTTATCCGAGATACGCGCATTTTGAACTTTTGCGGTGAGGATTCGGATAAGCTTGTAGCTGAATTCATGAATAAGCCATCGGATGACGGCGCGCAAGAAGGGCTATTGAATCGATTGGAGCGGCTTATCTTTGCCATCTCAATGGTTGCCAATATCTCTGATGAAAACTTTGGCACGGCCTCCGGTATCGCCTTGAAATACAAACTTCAATCTATGAGTAACCTTGAGAAATTTAAGGAACGGAAATTTGAAGCGGGCATGACCCGGCGATATCGTTTGCTTTTCAGTCATCCCACCTCAAATGTGCCCGCTGATTCCTGGGTGCAGCTTAGCTATAAATTCACGCCGAATATCCCGGCGAACCTGTTGGAAGAAGCGCAGATTGCGGCCCAGCTGGAAGGTATTACCTCCCATGAAACACAGCTAAAGGTAATCTCTGCCGTTGAGAACGTACGGGAAGAGCTTGACAGAATCGAGGCCGAGAATACAGCTCCGGCGGCACCGGAATCGTATAACTTTGGCCATGAGGATTAAGCTATGGACTCTAAAACCTATTGGGAAAAGCGAGAAGCCGAAGCCTTAAAGTATTATATCTCCGAAGAGAAGGAATACCAGAAACGTATCAATCGTATCTACGCGGATATGCTGGACGGCATTAACGCTGAAATTCTGCGGTTTTACGCCAAATATGCGATAAATGAGGGTATTACAATCGCAGAAGCAAAAAAGCGGGTTTCTCGGCTCGATATCGAAGAGTATGAGCGCAAAGCGGAGCGGTATGTGAGAGAGCGGAACTTCTCTAAACAGGCCAATACGGAAATGCGGCTTTACAATGCCACAATGAAGATCAACCGGCTTGAGATGTTAAAGGCGAATATAGGCCTTGAGTTGATCAAAGGCCATTCCGAACTGGAAGAGTTCATGGAAGAGATTCTTCAAGGACGCACCGAGGATGAATTAAAGCGTCAGGCGGGGATTCTTGGAGATACCGTTCGAGATAACGCAAAGGCCGCTCATTCAATCGTGAACGCCTCTTTTCATAACGCCACCTTCTCCCAGCGTATCTGGATGCACAACGATACTATGAAAGCCGATCTTTCAAAGCTGTTGCAATCCGGGTTGATACGCGGCAAGAATCCACGTGTTTTGGCTAAGGAAATGCGAAAATATGTGCTTGGAGATGCTAAGGGCGGCGCAGAATACAATGCGGAGCGGTTAATGCGTACAGAGCTTGGGCGCGTGCAGATTGATGCGCAGCTCAAGTCTTTCAAGGGGCTGGATTTTGAGGAATATATGTTTCATGCGAATACTGGCTGTTGCGATGCTTGCCTCTCTCTCGATGGCAAGCATTTTAAAATATCCGAAGCCCTGTCCGGCGAGAACCTGCCGCCCATGCATCCGAATTGCCGCTGTTCCGTTTCGGCGTATGCTGATGATGAGGGATATGAAGATTGGATTGACTTTCTAAGCAGTGGCGGAACTACGGAGCAATGGAACGAATACGGTAAATCCGAACGAAAAAGGATGTCTGCAAAATCGGTGGAAATGCCGAAAGAGCTTGTGACCGCGAAAAACATCCCGAGTGACATAAAATCCGAAATTGCGCAAGCGATAGACAAAGTTTGCGGGGAATATAATGTCACCTTGGGCCGTATCGAGTATGCTCCATATTTCGAGAATACCAAAGCACCTTTTACGTACATTCCTTGTGACATAAGAGGTAAATATAGCGCAAAATTAAATATAAATTCTTTGTTCGACTGGAATGAAAGTCTTGAAGAATTCAATGATAGGATTTATAATAAGAACTATAAAAGAGGAATTCTGGCATCAAAAAATGCCGAAGATTTAATATATCATGAAGCGGCTCACTTTATTACGTTTCAGGATTGCCAATCGTTTGATGATTTCAGGACAAAAGAAGCGGAGGTGCGGCGAAAATTTGTTTACGGTGTTTCCGGTTATTCCGATGCAACGGAGGATGGCGCGGAAACAATTGCAGAGGCTTTTGTTCGGAGAAAAAACGGGGAGGAAATTTCGGATCGCGAGGCTGATCTTTTAACTGAATACATAGATAAATACATAAAGAGGTGATTTGATGAGTGTCATTTTTTCGAACTGCATGGACTGCGAACACTTTCAAAGGGTAGATGAGGACCGCAAATATATATGCTCCGCCTTTCCTGAGGGAATTCCCTTAAAATATATGTTCCGAAAGGAACAAAAGGAAGATGACGAGTGTAATAACGGAATAAAATTTACAAAGCAATAATAAAAGCACACTATTTGCCGGTGTGCTTTTGTATTTGAAAGGAAGGTAAAATGCCGCTTTCAGATTATTACAAAATAAAATATGCCATCTTGAAAACGCTTTTTGACAACAAAGAGCAGGGGCATAAAACGCCAAGAGAGATGATCGGGAGCGAACGCTTTAGAATCACTGAGAGCTATTGGCTTGATATTCTAAGCGATTTACTGGATGATGGCACGATAACAGGATTGATGATAAGGAAATGTAAGGATACACGTGCCGTTTCCGGCTTGGATGATATTGAAATCACCGGCGCGGGCATAGATTATCTACATGACAATTCCAAGATGAGACAGGCATATGAATTCTTTCAGAATGCAAAGGACATTTTCCCGCTTATCATGGGATAGAACCAAAATAAATAATCATATAAACCACCGTCTTACGATAGGTGGTTTTTTCATGCAAAGAAAGGAGTGATGATATGCCTCATATCCATAGCGTGACCGATCAGGACGCGCATTTTTCCATCGATGCAAAAACGATGATTATATCCTGCGCCGGAGACGTGAAGACCTTACGGCGTGGTGATCATGCTGCGGAGCGGTTTACGTTTGAGATGCCACGGTATATCGAAGGGCATGATATGTCGCTTTGTAACGTGATACAGGTGCATTATCGAAACTACAGCTACGACAAGTCAACACGAACGACTACGGAGCGCAAGAGCTTTGATGAGGTTGAGGGATTCAAGGCGGGAGATGAAAGGATCTCTTTCTCATGGCTGATCAAGGGCGATGCTACGGCATTGCAGGGATTAGTTGATTTTTGTATCCGGTTTGCTTGTGAAGACGAAGCCGGAAACTTAACGTACCAGCGGTTCACAGAAGTGTTCGAGGGTGTATCGGTAGATGAAAGCATTCATACCACCATTGATATTGACCTTATCGAATCCAAAGTAGAAGAGGTTGAGGCTTTAACAGGTGACGAAAACCTGCTGCTCAATGATGGCGGCAAGATAAAACAAATTAAGGCCAGCAACGCTAAGTTCGGCACCGGCGGCGGGGTTACTATCTTTCAGATGGTCCCGGTAGTCAAAGGAGGTTCCAATTAATGGCTACAAACCAAGGATACAAACTTCAAAAAAACGGTGAAGATGTGACCGCTCAACAAGCGTATGACGCGTTCATGAACGGCGTGGTGCTGTTTGAACTCGAAGGTAGAGGCGTGTCAATGCCAACGGCTATGGTGTGGCGTGACTCAAGCGGCGGGCAGAGTGATCCAAGCAATGTGGTGGGCGTTAGATTTGATCTTAATGGTACCTTTTTTGACATCGGCAATATGCCTGCTGACTGAGGTGACAAATGACACCGGGACGGTGACGGCAACGGAGGTGACGAGTTGATTACAGTCACACAATCCCCTCATAGCATTACGATAACCGGTCACGCCGGATATGCCGAACACGGCAAGGATATTGTTTGTGCCGGAATATCTACGCTGGTGCAGACGCTAATTGCTTCGATTGAGGCGTTAACCGATGATTCTATGGAATATCACATAGAATCGGGAAAAACTGAATTATTTTTTGAAACGGACTTATCGGAAGGTGCGCAACTTCTCATTAAGTCCTTTTTTATTGGGGTAAGCGGCATTGAGACCGCCTATCCCGGCTATGTAAAATTGACCAAGCATTGACGTCTTTAAAAGCTATGGATGATGGAGCAGGCTTGTATCTCCCTAAAAGGTAAGGATAAAGACAAGCAATGTCTATAAAATAGGAGGTTTGATACCATGTTACATTTATTTGATTTACAGCTTTTTAACGAAGAACCGGATGGCCAGAACGAGCCTTACGGCCAGAGTGAGCCTAACGGTGAGTCGGAGAAAAAGGATCCTAAGCCCGGAGAGCCCAGCGGCAAGCCTGCTGCCAAGTATACCGATGATGACCTTGACCGCATTATCAATCAGAAGTTTGCTGCATGGCAGAAGCAGCAGGAAAAAAAGATTTCCGAAGCAGAACGACTTGGCCAGATGACCGAAGCGGAAAAGGCTGCGGAGAGAATGAAGGTCTTGGAAGACAAGATTCATTCTTATGAAGTAGCCGCTGCTAAAGGCGAGATGACGAAGCAGGCAAGAGCAATCCTGCAGGATGCAAATATTCATGCTTCGGATGAGATCATCTCTAATCTTGTTGCCGAGGATGCGGAAACCACCAAGGCTGCTGTTGAGAACTTCGCTGCGCTGTTCAATGATGCTGTTGAAAAGGCTGTGAAAGAAAAACTGAAAAGCGAGCCGCCTAAGTCCGGTAGCCGGTCTTCCGGATTGACCAAAGCCCAGATTATGGCAATTCCAAACACAAAGGAACGCCAGCGGGCTATCGCTGAAAATCTTGAGTTATTTCAAAAATAAAAGGAGATGTTTTAATGAGAAAATTTGATATGCAGCTGTTTGCTGCACCTACTAACACTATTGTAAAGGCAGACCTTGAGCCTGCGATTTCTATCGACTGCGTGTCTCGTCTTGGTGCGAACCTTGACGAGTTGAAAAAGATTCTTGGCATTTGCGAAATGGAGCCTATGCCTTCCGGTGCATCCATTAAAATCTATAAAATGGTGCAGGTGAACACCCCCGATCAGGTGGGCGAAGGTGAAACCATCGCTTTGACCGAGATCAAAAGAACCTTGGCGAGAACTGTTGACATCGCTCTGAAAAAGTACAGAAAGAACACTACCGCAGAAGCTGTCCAGAAGGTGGGCCGTAAAATCGCCATCAATGACACTGACGCAAAGCTGATTTCCGGTGTTCAGAAAGGAATTAAGAAGAGCTTCTTTGATACTCTTCTCACCGGCACCGGCACTGCATCCGGCACCAGCTTACAGACCGTGCTTGCAGACGCATGGGGCAAGGTTATTGCCTACCATGAAGATGAAGATGCTTCTCCCCTCTTTATCGTGTCTTCCGCTGATGTGGCCGAATACCTTGGCTCTGCACAGATTACCATGCAGCAGGCCTTTGGTTTTACCTACATTGAAAACTTCCTTGGCTTGGGTACCGCTATTGTAAGCCCTGCCCTTGCCAAAGGTAAAATCATCGCCACCGCAAAGGAGAACCTGCACGGTGCTTATGTGCCTGCAAACTCCGGCGATGTGGCCACGCTCTTCGAGCTGACCTCTGATGAAACCGGTCTTGTGGGTATGGTTCATACCGCAGACCCCAAAACTGCATCGGTAGATACGCTTGTAATGTCTGGTGTGGTCTTCTATCCCGAGTACCTTGACGGCGTATTCGTTGGCGCCATCTCTGCCGCCACTAACCCTTCCGGTAACGAGGGCGGCGGTACCGGTGCTTAATTGAAAGGAGGTTGCCATGTATAAGGTGGTTAAATTTTTCACTGACCTACAAGACGGCGATCATCCTTATTCGGCTGGTGACACCTTCCCTCGTGAGGGTGTCACCGTGGCCGATACGCGTATCGCCGAACTTGCAGGATGTGAAAATAAACAGGGCGTGCCTTTAATTCAAGAGGTGGAAGAACCTAAGGCAGATCCCGAAGAAAAGCCTAAAAAGGCCGCCACACGGAAGCCTAGAGTGGTCAAAAAATAAAGGGGCGATGGTTTTTTATGCTTGACGATTTAAAGCTGCTGCTTGGCATCACAAAGGATGATACTGATCGGGATGCGCTTTTAAAAAAGCTTATCTCGATGGCTGTGGCGCGGCTCACCCTATTGCTGGGCGGCATTGACCCACCGGAGGAAATGGATCACATCATCTTGGATGTGACCGTGGCGCGTTTTAACCGCATTGGTTCCGAGGGTTTATCCAGTCATGCCGTGGAGGGCGAGACATTACAGTTTGTTGATGATGATTTCGCTCAATTCCGAGACGAAATCCAAGATTGGATGAACCGGCAGACAGAAACGACAAAAGGGAGGCTGCGGTTCTTATGAGGTTCAATACCCCTATCTTTTTTCAATGCGTCAGAGCGGGAGAATATAACGAAAATACCGGGGATTATAGCGAAGATGCCATCTCCGAAGAAAAGCGATTTGCGGCCGTCACAGATGCCGGGTGCAAAACATTAAACCTGTTGTACGGCGAAATTCGGGAAGGTGCTGTTGTGGCCAGGATTCAAAGATCATACAAGGAAGCTTTTGACCGAATACGTATAGGAGATAAGGTCTACCGGTGTGATCTCTCTCGTAGTAGGCGCGTTTTTATTTTGAGCGAGGTGAAATGATGAGCCGTGTTATCTTCTTTGAGGGGCTTGACAAGCTGGACGGAAAACTCAAAAAAAACGTAACGTTGAAGGATGTAAAAAGGGTGGTTCGTCAAAACGGCTCTCAGATGCAGCGCAAGATTCAAAAGGCGGCGAACTTTACACGCGGCTATTCTACCGGCGCAACAAAACGAAGCGTGAATCTTCAAATTGCCGCGAACGGCTTAGAGGCCTCTTCGGAGCCTCAAACCAAATACGCGACCTACGTTGAATGGGGTACCCGATATATGACCCCCCAGCCCTTTGTTCGTGACGGCTTTACACAGCAGAAAGAAAAGTTCAAAAGCGATATGAAAAAATTGATGGATTGAGGTGATTGATATAGACCCTCAACAGGAGCTATTTACAAGATTATTAAAGGGATTGAAAGCCTTGGGCTATAGCGTTTATGACGGCGCTCTGCCGCCGGAGGGAACGCCCTACCCCTTCGTTTATCTCGGAGAGATGCAGCAGACCGATGCCGAGAACAAAACCGCTGTTTTTGGTCTTGTACAGGCCACGATTCACGTTTGGCATGATAAACCACGGCAGCGGGGTACCGTGTCCGGAATGCTGCTGGATATCAAGAACGCCTGTCGGCATATTGACCATACGCCGAACTTTGCATGGTGTGTGCGTAACGTGTCGCAGCGCATTATTACAGACGACACAACAAAAGCACCCTTATTGCATGGGGTGCTCGATATTGAATTTGCATTTAGTTAAAGAAAAGGAGAAAAAAGCATGAAGAAATTGAATGAATTTGATTTGCAGCTTTTTGCCGAAGCGGTGCAGGGTAAACGCATTATTTACCTTTTCCGCGTATTGAGCGAAGCTTCTTCCAGCGCCGCCGTGGCTATGGCTTTTGCCACGGAAAACGAAAGAACCAAGTCAAAAGATGCGGACAGCACCGCGACAAAGGACGGTTCTATTCGCACTCCCGGCGTGATCGAGCAGGAAATCACTGCTACTGCCATTCTGGCAAAGGGCGATACCTTGAAAGACAAGCTTGAAGAAGCTATGGACAACGATTCCCTTCTTGAAATCTGGGAAGCCAACCTTGATGAACCCGGCACCGGCGGCAATAAATTTAAGGGCAGATACTTCCAAGGCTATCTGACCGAGTTTACGCTGACCTCTTCCGCTGATGAACACGCCGAATACGAAACCACCTTCGGCATCAACGGTGCTGGCGCAAAGGGCGAAGTGACCGTAACGGCAGCACAGCAGGAGGTTGCCTCTTACGTGTTCAGAGATACTACCAAGGTAACGGAGGGCGCATAATAGGGGCTATACTTGCCCCTATTCCCCTTTTAAATACATTAACGAGGTGAAAAATGTTAGAACTTACTATTAAAGAAAAAACCTATGCTTTTCGATTTGGCATGGGCTTTATGCGCGAAATCAACAAGAAAAGCCATACCTCTGTTGAAGGTGTGAGCGTGGATACCGGTCTACAATATGCCGTAGCGGATTTATTTGATGAAAACCCTATCGGGCTTGTAGATATCTTGTTGGCGGCCAACAAGACGGAACTTCCCCGGGTGAATAGAGATCTTCTTGATGCTTACATTGACGATGAAAATACCGATGTGTCCGGTCTTTGCGCGGAGGTGCTGGATTTTTTAAAGCAGAGCAATGCTACGAAGAAGCAGGCCGCAGCAGTACTGGAAACCATCGAAAAGGAACTGGCCAAGAGGGAACAGGAATAACCTCCTTTGATGAAATTTACCGGGAAATCGCATTAAACTGCTTCCGCTTTCTTGATTTCAAGAACTTTGATGAGGTGGATCGCCTAACGATACCGGAATATGAGCTGTTGATGCAGGCCGTGCGGCTGAAACAGATCGATATGGATTATCGCCAGCATTTGCAGGCTTTTCTTAATTTTGCTGTAAAGGCACAGAAAAAGGCCGGTAAAAACAAAAGCAGGCCGGTGTATTCCAGATTCAGACGGTTTTACGACTACGAAAAAGAGCTTGAGAAAGCAACGAAAGGCGAAGAGGATAAACCCAGATTTTCCGGTATTGGTAAATTTTTAAAGAAAGGAGGTTGATGCTATGGCCGAAACTTTATCGGTAAAGGCTATTTTGTCTGCCGCTGATCAAGGATTTACCTCAATGATGAACAGCGCACGAAAGACTGTCAGCAAGCTTGGCGGCACGGTGAAGAGCGGAATTGGATTCGGTATCCTTACCGGTGCAGGCATGGCGGCTTTCTCGGCACTCTCGAATGGGGCACGGTCGCTGATTACTGAAATTGATACGGCGAATGCGACATGGAAGACCTTCGGGGACAATATGTCCTATATTGGCAAATCTGGCAAGGAGATTGCCAAGGTAAAAGGTGAGTTACAGTCCTTCGCGCAAAAAACCGTATTTAGTTCCTCTGACATGGCTTCCACTTACTCTCAGCTTGAAGCTGTTGGCGTTGGGGCTATGAAATCTTTAAAAAACGGCACTACTGGCGTTGTCAAGGGCTTCGGAGGTCTTGCCGCTGCAGCCGAAAACCCACAACAGGCCATGAAGACCCTGTCTATGCAGGCTACGCAGATGGCAGGGAGACCAAAGGTCGCATGGCAGGACTTTAAGCTGATGCTAGAACAAACCCCTGCCGGTATCGCTGCGGTTGCAAAAGAAATGGGCATGACTACCCAGGAACTTGTCGGAGCTGTTCAGGATGGCAAGGTCAAAACGGAGGACTTCTTTGCAGCCATTGAAGCTGCCGGGAACAGCAAGGCATTCATCAAGATGGCCACCGAGGCAAAGACCGTGGGGCAGGCTATGGACGGCTTGCGAGAGACGCTGGGAAACAAATTAGGGCCTGCGTTTGATGTACTTACGCAGGCAGGCATTAAGGCTATCAATAGTATTTCAGACAGGGTTGCAAGTCTTAATGCTGAGGGACTTGCCGACAAGCTATCTGCCGGGCTCAAAGCTGCCACGCCGTATATCAACATGGCAAAGAGCGCTTTACTTTTTCTCGGCAGCGCCTTGAAAACCGTAGGGTCTTTTCTCTTGGATCACTCGAAAGCGATTTCAAGAACCATTCCTGTGGTTCTCGCCTTGGCTGCGGCGTATAAAGCGTTTAAAATCGTGAGCGCTGTTGTTCCTGCGTTGGCAGGGTTCGCAAACCAGCTTGCTAAGATGGCCACCGGCGGCGTTTCAACGCTGGGTAGCAAGCTCATGAAAACGGCCTCCGGCGTTGAAACCGTGGGCAAGGCTTCGCAGGTGTCCGCAAAAAGAATGCTTGCCGGTGCGAAGTCCTTCTTGATGCTGGGTGCTGCCGTGCTGTTGATTGCGGCAGGTTTTGGTATAATGGCTTACTCCGCTATCCAGCTTGCCGATGCGGGCGGCGCAGCTATTGGCGTAATGGCAGGGCTTACAGCTGCCTTGGTCGGGCTGGGTATAGGTATGTCGGTCATGTTGAAGAGCATATCTAAGGTTGGCCCACAAGCGATCCCTGCGGCTACGGCCATGATGGCATTGGGAGCCGCCGTTGTTCTTGTTGCCGCCGGTTTCGCGATTCTCGCGTTTGCATCAACTCAGATTGCTAATGCGGGAGGGCTTGCTATTGGTGTAATGGCCGGAATGGTAGTAGCTCTCGCGGCTCTTATGGTTTTAGCTGCAGCTCTTGGCCCCGCATTAACAGCCGGATCAATTGGCTTTATCGCATTTGGTGCTGCCATTCTACTTGTCGGCGCAGGAGCATTGCTTGCGGCAGCTGCACTGAGCATTGTTGCAGGCGTATTGCCTACTGTCGTTCAATATGGATTCCAGGGAGCTGCCGCTATCGCCTTGCTTGGCGCGGGGATGATCGTGTTTGCGGTTGGCGCGGCTGCCGCCGGAATAGCGTGTGTCGTTCTTGCCGCAGGGCTTGCACTGGTTGGCGTAGGTTCTGTTGCCGCCGCTGCGGGCATTCTGGCATTATCCGCAGCCGTTCTTGTGCTTGCTGCCGGAGCAGTTGCGCTTGGCTCCGGATTGCTTATCTGCGCAGGATCAATCGTTACTATGGCTGCTGCTTTGCCTGTCGCGGCTGTGGGCGCTACGATGATGGCCGCCGCATTTACGATGATGCTTGCGACTTGTGCTGCTTTATCGGCCTTATTTATCGCTCTGGCGGCATCTATTACCGCCTTTGGTGTTGCTGCCACGGCTTCTGCTGCCGGGATTATCGCCTTTGGCACCGGCGTGCTTACCGCGACAGGTAGCACTTTGGCTATGGGCGCGGCTTTGCTGGGTGTGTCTTCTAAGATGAAGAGCATTGCCGGTAGTGCTAAAGCCGCATTAAATTCTTTTGTAACAATGCAATCGGCCGCCGTGGCCACAGGATCCAGTTTGAATACACTGGGAAGCACGGCACAGTCGGCTATGAATCGCGTTGTTAGCGCTCTTACTTTGGCGGCTTCGCAGGCTCCGGGCTTGGGGCAACGGTTAGGCAGCGGATTCACAAACGGCATGAGGTCGGGGCTTTCTCCGGCTCCCTCTGTTGCGTCTGCCGCCGTGAACTCCGTAACCTCTGCTTTCCGCAGCGGATATGGTGCGGCATATAGCGCCGGTGCATATATCGGCCAAGGGCTGGTAAATGGTCTGCGGTCTATGTTGGGCGCAGTGCGTTCTATTGCAAACCAGATTGCTGCCGAAGCCGACAGAGCCATAAAAGCGAGAGCCAAGATTGGCTCACCGTCAAAAATCACCACAAAATATGGCCGTTGGTTCGGTGAGGGCTTCGTTATCGGGATGAAAGATATGGCGCGCAAAACTGCAAATGCAGCTAAAGAGCTTGTTTCTTTCCCTATATTGAATAGAATGTCGCCCGCTGTGGTCTTTGGCGGCGAATTGTCCGCGGATTATGACTATTACCGAAAAGCCGAGTTTGTTATCGATGTGCCTTTGACTGTTGACGGCAAGGAATTTGCACGCGCCACGGCTTCTTACACCGAGGACGAGCTTAATAAGCGACAAACCCGCAGCAATAGAAAACGCGGTAAAGTATAAAGGAGGCAGCATGTACAGCTTTAGAGATACCATCGCAGGTGAGGCCTCGGCGGGTACACTGCCCTCCGAGGCTTTAAAAATTAATAACGCATATATTGAAAGTCAGATACAGGGATACCGAACATTGGCCGTTTCGGGGAGAGAAGCACTCTCCCCGGAGGTCAAAACATATGATACCGGAACTCGTGACGGCTCTACGATTAAAAGCAGACGATATCCGGAACGAACAATCACCGTTAAATACCAGCTCATCACGGATTCTCCGGAAAATTTCCGAAAGGCATACAATAAGCTTGCCGGGATTCTCAATGTAGAGGATGCCGAGCTCATTTTTAACGATGAGAAAGATAAATTCTTTATCGGCACGCCTTGCGACATTGGCGATGTAGAGCCGGGGTTAAAGGCTATTGTGGGCGAATTTGATATTCTTTGTACGGATCCCTTTAAGTACTCCGTGACGGAATATGTGGCGCAGAATGACCTTTCTGCAGATAGCATCTCCATCAATTACGGCGGCACCTATCGGGCTTTTCCTGTTTTGGAAGTCGATTTCTTCAAAGGCAGCGAAAATGATACCGCCGCAATTAACGGAGGTGATTGCGGCTTTGTATCGTTCTTCACGGAGAATGGCAGTATTATTCAAATAGGTGATCCGGAAGAGGTTGACGGCGTATATGATGCAAATTTGCGTTCTCAAGATTTGATAGTCGAAGTTCTTAGCGGTGCCGATTCTTGGAGCAGCGCACAGGGGCGCTGGACGCTAAACGATGCCGGGCCTTTGCTTGGCAAATCAACGCAGACCGGCTCTGTAGGCATGGTGATTGCGCAATCTATGGATCCTCGATACCATCTGTCTTCCGCTGATTACGGAACAGGAACAGGATATCACGGCCCCACGATCAAGAGGGCAATTCCGGCGGACGCTTCTGGCGAAGTTGGGGCCAAAGACTTTGGCTTAACCATGTATATCAAGATGACCGGCGGTGTGGCTCAGTACGGAGGCTTTGGCGCTTATTTGACGGAGCAGGACGGTTCTGTATTGGCGGCTATTCGTGTTTGTAAAAATCAAAAGGGGACGACATGGGCGAACTTGGAGCTTTATGTAAACGGTACGTTGCGGCAAACGATTCCCTTCTGTACCTTAGAGGATGAATGGTTTGCGAAGAATTACGACACCGGAACGATGAAATTCACAACTCAAATCCGCAAAACCGGAAACCAGATATGGTTTGCGCTTGGCGGCATGAAAAATTACTATGTTACCGACAACGCCATCACCAACAAAATAGCCATGAACGTGGTATATGGTTGGGAAAAGTACGGAACCGAAGATGCTCCGGCAAACAACGGCGTTCGTCAAATCAAATTTATCAAACATAACTGCGACACATTTAGAGAAATCCCCAATAAATTCAATATTAACGATATACTGATTGCTGATTGCCGTACCGGGGAAATTTCCCTGAACGGTAACTTCGTGCCGGAGATTGGGGCTCTGGGGAACAACTGGGAGGAATTCTACCTCACACCGGGCTTGAATCAGATCGGTGTGGCCAGTTCTGAATGGGTGCCGTCAGCATATCGGCCTACATTTAAGGTGAAATATAGGGAGGTGTTCTTGTGATCGTCTATTTTGCTGACCGATATCTAAACATCATCGGCCAGGCATCAACAACGCTCCCGAAAGGGCTAAAAATCATTGATGACATAAAGACCGAGGATGTGGATACAGGCGTTGCAACTTTTGAATTTACATTGCCCTACGGCGACAAAAAGAGCGAAAGGGCTTTCGCTAACAAATGCACTGCCGTTGGCAACTATATCCTGCGCCGCAGCGGCACATCAGATAAGGTTGACGAATTTTACACCATTATTGAATCCGAAGAAGACACGAAGTCCCACGAAATAAATATCTACGCCGAGGATGCTGGTCTTGATCTTCTAAATGAGGTCTGTGAAAAATACGAGGCCACAGAGGCGCATCCCATCTCCTTCTATATTGATAAATTTGACTACGATTCCGGCTTCGTCATTGGCGAAAATCAAGCGGCAGACCTTTCTCGGAAGTTAAAATGGGAGGGAGAGTCTACTGCCACGGAACGGCTTGCCAGCGTGGCCACTCAGTTTGATTGCGAAATCTCGTACAGCTTCGTCATTAAGGGGCTTCGTATCGTCAAAAAATATATCAACATCTACCGTAAGCGCGGTAAAGACGTAGGCGCCCAGGTTCGTTTGAATAAGGATGTTGACAGCATAGTTACCACAAAGAGCATTGCAAACCTTGCTACGGCGTTAAAGGTGACCGGCGGCATTCCTGAGGGCGAGGAAAACCCGATCACTCTCAATGGATATGAATATGATGACGGCGACATATACCTTGAGGGTACATACCTCAAATCAAGGTCTGCGGTTGCGAAGTGGACAAGGTATTTGGTGGAAGACGGCGATTATACCGGCCATATTCTTAAAACCTTCACATATGACGCGACAGATCAAAGCACACTTTGCAGTCACGCTGTTTCGGAATTAAAGAAAATCAGTGAAGTTGAAGTTAACTATGAGGTTGATATCACGAAGCTTCCTGAAAATGCGCGGCTTGGCGATAGAATCAATATTATTGATTATGACGGCGATTTGCTTCTTTCAGCCAGAATTTTAAAGCTGGAAGTTTCCGAGGCTAACGGCACGCAAAAGGCCACCTTGGGGGAATATCTCATCAAAAGCGGCGGTATTCACCAAAAAGTGTATGAACTTGCAGAGGATTTCCGCAAAAATTCGCAATCTGCTGCCCATGCCTTAACAGTTGCCAACACGGCCAAACAAACGGCAGAGGAAGCCCAGACAAAGGCGAACGCTGCATCTTCTAGCGCAGACGGTGCATTGGAAGCCGCCACGGCGGCGAAAACCACCGCAGACACCGCAAAAGAGAGCGCTGATGAAGCGACAACAAAAGCCGAGGCCGCCTCCGATGCCGTGAATCAGGTGAAGCAGGACGTTGAAAGCCTTGAAACAACTGTGGATAATGCAAGCGCTGCCGCAGCGGAAGCCAAGACCGCAGCAACTACTGCCGAAACAAAGGCGGCAGAAGCTAAAACCGCCGCAGAGGAGGCAAAAACTCAAGCAGCTGTAGCGGAAGAGGCTGCCGGGAATGCCCAAACGGCAGCAGATCAAGCGGCCACCGATGCCGCTACCGCCCAAACCACGGCTACGGAAGCAAAGGGCGATGCCGCAGCGGCCAAGGTGACCGCAGAGGCTGCCAAAGCCGATGCCGCCGCCGCACAAAGCGAGATTGATAGCCTTGGGAATGATCTGGAAACGTTGTCGAATACAATGGCCGCAGATTACGCAAAGAAGACCGAACTTACCGAAGCAAAAGCCGATTTGCAAACGCAAATCACACAGAATGCGGCGCAAATTCAATCTACTGCAACCAAAGTTACAGAGATTAATGAAACGGCGAATAATGCCGCCCAGCAAGCTTCACAGGCTCAAACGAAAGCCGAAGCAGCCCAAACCGCTGCCGATCAAGCCAAAGCGACTGCTGCCGAAGCGCAGAGGACTGCGGATGCCGCTACCACTAAAGCAACCACAGCACAAACCAAAGCCGATGAAGCTGCAGCCGATGCTGCAGCTGCCCAAACGGCGGCGGACAATGCGAACGCTAAGGCTCAACAGGCGGCCTCAGATTTGGAAACGGCAAAAACAAATCTTGCAAATGTGACCTCTCGTGTAGATGCTACTGAGGAGGAGATTGAAGCGGCACAAGCTGCCGTGAACGCAGCGCAGGCCGCTGCCGATCAAGCTGCCGCCGATGCTGCGGCTGCACAGACTACAGCAGACACCGCAAAGACGAACGCTGAAACAGCCCAGACGGCGGCCGATAATGCCAAAACCGCCGCCGATAATGCACAGAAGGCAGCAGACGCTGCAAAAAAAGCGGCTGATGATGCGCAGGCTGCCGTAGATGATCTTGCTGTACGTGTAACCAAAGCCGAAACGAAGATCACGCAAACCGCAGAGCAGATTGAATTGTGCGCCACCAAGGAGGAGGTCACGAAAACCCTAGGCGGCTACTACACAAAAACGGAAGCTGATGCGGCGATCACGCTGAAAGCAAATGAAATCAGCCAAGAGGTAAGCACGGTTAAAACCGAGGTTGACGGCCTTAAAACCAGAACGACAAACGCCGAGACCTCCATACAACAGAACGCAAGCGATATCTTATTAAGAGCCAAACAATCGGATTTGAAAGCTCTCTCAGACGATCTCCAAGAGAACTACTACACGAAGACCGAAACGGAATCGAGCATTGATGTAGCTGTTGACGCCATCACATTGACGGTTACCACGGCTCTGGGCGATGTTCAGATCAAGCTTTCGGAAGATAAGATTGACCTGACCGGGCTTGTGTCCTTTAACGACTTAAAAAACGCAGGCAGCACCATCATTAACGGCAGCAACATCACAACCGGCACTGTTGCGGCTGATCGGCTGAATGTGAAAGGCCTGACGGTCTACAAGACCGACAATAACGGAAATTACCTTGACGAGAACGGAAATATTACAACTTCTGTATCAGACATGGTAAAAACTTTGGAAATCGATAAGAACGGTAACTTCTGGACATGTGGAAAAATTGATGGTGGCGAAATTACAGGAAGTAGCTTTGTCGTAAATACTGAAACTAGCACAAATTATTTGCGTATTAACCCGCAAGGTATACATAACAGCAATTTATTTAAAAACCCATCGGAGAACTTTATGAGAAAGGCTACTACATGGATAGCTAATGGTGGGATACAATGTGAATTATCCAAAGAAGGAACTTTAAACAAAGGAGTCAAGTTAGATTACGATGGACTTATCCTTCACAGAGATGAAGAAGCTATTTCAAATGTATGCCTGTCTATTAATCTTAACGACGATTTTGTTCCGTGCATAGAGACAAGTGATAATAAGAAACTGAAAATCGTTTCAGTGGCAGGCGTTGAAATCTCTGCTCCTACAACTTTCGCAAGTGCCGTTGCAATCAATGGAAAACTAGAAACCTCTGGAAATCTCGATGTAAATGGAAGTAGCATTTATGCACCGTGGCTCAGTCTTAAAAGTGGAAATACCATGTATTTTTATCCAAACGGCCAAACAGCATTATATGCTTGGATGGATAAACAAACAACCGGAGTGCGGTTTTGCCCGCAAGCTGATGCCAAAGGCGCGATTGGTCATAATAATTACCGTTGGAACTCTATCTATTCCTCAAACGGAACAATTCAGACTTCTGACCGCAGGAAAAAGAAAGATATTTCTGACGATATCTCCGTTTACAAAGATATTCTTTCCGAGGTTACGCCTGTCCAGTATCGTTACAATGACATTGAGGGAGATAAAGTCCGTATCGGCTTTATAGCGCAGGATTTGGATTCCATCTTTGAAAAGCATGGGCTAAATCCTAGGGATTTCGCTGCAATCAGATTGGATGATGTAGACCCAACAGATACTATTCCGGATGGAAAAGTCTATGGCCTTTCTTACGAAGGTTTTGTGGCCTTAAATACGGCTTTAATTCAAGATCTCCAAAAAGAAGTAAACAGATTAAAAAGCGAAGTGCAAGAGCTGAAAGGAGCATGATATGAAGACAAACAAGGAGCTTTGTGCAGAACTCGGAAGCGTGGTTGGTGCACTTAATACGGTGGTCACCAGCGGCACACAGAACCTCTTAAACCTGGGCGGCAGCATTAACCTCATTAACGAGGTGATTAAAGTGTTAAATTGCAAGCCGGAACCGGATAAGACGGCAGACGTTGAGGAGGGGCATTGTGGCGGTTAAAACAGTATCTATTAAGGCTTTGGGAGGAAAAACGAATATGAAAGCTATGTTAAGCCAGCCTATGGTGGGAAAAACGGAAGAGGAAATTATCGCTACCAGAGAAAAAGCGATTGCTACGCTAAAATCAATGGGCTATGAAGTTGTCAACACGCTGTTCACAGACGAATGGTATAGCCAAGATTCTATGTCCACTCGTGGTGTCGTGCAAGTTCCCCTTTGCTTCTTGGCCAAGTCGCTTGAAAACATGAGTTTATGCCATGCGGCATATTTCTGTAAAGGCTGGGAAAAAGCGAGGGGATGCAAAATAGAGCATGACGCAGCGGTCGCTTATGATTTAAAGGTTATTTATGAGGAGTAGCAGAGAATGGCAGTTAAAACAGTAAAAATTAGCAAGCTGGGGCGAGATTATAAAATCTCTCCCCATTTTAAATTAAGCGAAATGGCTTGCAAGGACGGAAGTGACAAGGTGCTTTACTCCACGGAGCTGATGGCGAAGCTGGAAGAGCTTAGAGCTTACGGCGGCTTTACCGTGTCCATCAACAGCGGGTATCGCACCCCGGCTTACAATAAAAAGATCGGCGGAGCTAGCCGTTCTCAGCATACGCTTGGCACGGCTGCGGATATTGTCGTCAAGAAAAATGGCGCAGTCGTAAATGCGAAAAAGGTTTGCTGCCTTTGCCAGAGTCTGGGCTTTAAAGGCATCGGCTATATTTCCGCCAATGCCATCCACGTGGACATGCGGGCGGTAGGCTCTTACCGCGGCGATGAGCTGCGGGGATTTAATGGGAATGTCGGCGGTGACTTTTATCGGTATTTTGGTATTGGCAAGGCAGAAATCGAAGCTTTAAAGGTTTCACAGGAGCCGGTTAAGTCGGCAGAAAATAAGGAGGTTGGAGCAGTGACGCAGACTGATTTTAACACGATGATGAATAACTGGATTGCGGCGCAGGCGGCGAAGGAGCCGGGGGCATGGAGTGCCGATTCCCGGGCATGGGCTGAAAGCAACGGCATTATTAAAGGTACCGGTGCGGGTATGTCCTATGGTGCTTACTGTACTCGGGAAATGATGATTGAATTTTTGTACCGGTTCAGCAGGTTGACTGAATGCGGCGTATCGGATGCCGAGGGTGCGGCCATGATTAATGCCATGATTAAAGCACTGGAGGATCTGAAAAAATGACGGAAGCTGTTGTTGGTTTAATCGGCATACTCGGCGGCATCCTGCTTAACCGGATCTTTGACCGGTTGAACAGGAAAGACAAGGTAAACACGCTGGAAAAAAAGATGGAGGTATCAGAAGAGGAGCGCTCTCTCCTCTGCTATGGCCTGGCTGCTTGCCTGGATGGGCTTACGCAGCTGGGTGCTAACCATACGGTACCGGTCGCGAAGGAAAAGCTGGATAAGTATTTGAACAAGAAAGCACATGGAATGGAGGACTAATTATGAAGATTAACTGGAAAGTAAGATTTAAGAATAAAGCGTTTTGGGTGGCACTGATCCCGGCCGTACTCTTGCTGGCATCCCAGATATGCGCCATTTTCGGCGTGCAGGTTGATACCGCAGCCGTATCCGATCAGCTTATCGGTGTCGTTGGTACCGTGTTCACAATCTTCGCGTTACTGGGAATCATCACAGACCCGACCACCCAAGGGGTCAATGATAGCGACAGGGCTATGGAATATCAGGAACCACATAAGTAAGGCAGAAGCCGGGGACTATTCCCCGGCTTTCTCGATCTAAAACCTTTTGAAATCAGCCATTTTTTTTAATATTTTTTTAATATTAACCCTATTAAAAACTAATAAATTTTGACTATTTCGCATTTTAAAAAATGCAACAAAAAAGCCTGCCAAAGTTATCTCTAGCAGGCTTTTTGTTTGGAGGCGCCAATCAGATTCGAACTGATGAATAAAGGAATTTGCAGTCCTGCACAATATGAGGTTTAAGCTGGGCGCATTAAGAATTTTTAATACTATTTTAATATTTTAATATTTTAATAATGCTATTTTTTTAGCTGCATGATCCACCATCTCCTCGGTGACGTGGGCATAGATATCCATTGTTATCCGGATATCAGCGTGCCCCATCATGTATTGAACCGTTTTAAGGTCGATACCTGACCGGATCCAGCGCGTGCAGCAGTCGTGCCGAAGGTCGTACATTTCCAGATCGTCCGGGAGATTGCCGCTCCATTCGTGCGGATCACCCGCCGCGTTCATCTTCGTTTTGAAGTCGTTCCATGCCCTTCTGACCGTCGTCTCTCCGAGTATGTTTCCGTCCCGATTTTGAAACAAATACGGAGAACCTGCCTTTGCGGACTGCTCGACCTGTTTTTGAAGCAGGGGCATATACCAATCCGGAACAGGGATCTCCCGTTTACCGGCGTTGCTTTTCGGCTCTTTAACGTCGCGAAGGGTTCCGGCTTCTACGGCTTGGATCACGTGGATCCTCTTTTTTTCAAGGTCAACTGAAAACAGCTGCATTGCCCTGGCTTCCTGAGGACGAAGCCCGCAGGCGTACAATAAGCCGAAAAAAGCGCCGTACCTATGAGATTGCACCACTTCGAAAAAAGCGGCCTTTTCTGTCTCTGTGAGCGGCCTGCGCTCCCTTGCCTTTTTTGCTCTAGGGGCTTTTAAATTGTGAATAGGATTATATCTCAATGTTCCCTCCGGTGCGCATTTGATACAGTCCTTGATGAATCCCATTGACTTCTTGATATACCGTTCGCTCTTCCCCGCCATGCCGTTGATACATTTCTGGACCTGATTTGACCGAAGTTCTGAAAGAGGCACGGCACCGATGATCGGAACGAAATACTTATTCATGACCCTTTCGATCTCCTTGACGGAATACGGCAGGATGTTCGGTCTCTTATAGGTTTCAATCCACTCATCAACCCATTTCGCGAACGTCGTCTTGCCGTTCGTGATGATCAATCCCGCCTCATATTCGGCTTTGGCTGCGGCGCACTTACGGTCTGCCTCTCTCTGGGTCTTGCCGGTGAAATGCATTTGTTTTTTCGTGCCATCGGGCATGACGGCAAGAAACGTTGAGCGGTAATACTTGTATTCTTTTTTTGCCATGATTGACAATCCTCCTATGATTTGCTATCATAAAAGGGCATAATACGCCCTTTTTTATTGTCCTAGGGTTTTGTGCTGATCGTCTCGGACTGGTACTCCGGGGCGGTCTTTTTTTTTATTTAAAATTTCGTTCACAGCGTTCTAGCTCTGCGTCAATAACTATATTGATTAAGTGTTGTCCATCACTGTCTAAACGACGGTATTTTTGTACGAGAGAGAATTCGGA